ATTATAGTAAAATATGGAATGAAGAAATTGGAATGCAGATTACAGGAACAAATAAATTGAAAACAGATGAATTAACATTTTTGCCCATTGAACAGTCATCATTTTTAAAGAGAACATTTAGGTGGATGCCTGAAGTAAACTCTTATGTAGGAATGTTGTCAAAAAAATCTTTAGGTAGGATGTTACAATTTCATAAAGATTCTGTTTTATCACTACATGACCATGCTGCAACAGTTATGTCTGAATGTATGCGTGAGCTAGTTTATTACGGAAAAGACGAATATGATCGCGTAAGATTAATTTTGGAAGAAGTAGCTTTAAAACATGATTTATTAGATAATCCTTATTTTGTTGTTCCTCCATTTGAAAATCGTGTTGAAGAAATGTTAGATGGATCATTTCAAACATGGTCTAATCGACCACCTGCAATTTTAAAAGAAGTAGAACTTACAAATTTAGAAATGCAAATGGAATCTCAACCCATTGAAAACTTTAAATTTGTTCAAGGATGTGAAATTCCACCTCCATTCGGAAAATGGAGAAAAAGAATTCTTATTGATGATGTAGAATTTGGGCCTTTGCAATGGATTAATTTAAGTTATCCAGATTTTAAAACACAATTTCATAATCATCAAAAGAAGTTACAAGCTCAAGCACGATTTAAATGTTATCTTGCTAGTAGTAGTTCAAATTCAGATTTTGATGAAAGTCAAGAAAGTAGTGATTCTGAAGATGTCAATAGTATGTACGTAGATTTCAATATTATTAGAAGTGTTGATAAGTATTCAGGATTTGATTGTGATGCTAACTCACCGCATGCAATCCCATTTGAAGATTTTTTAAAATTATGGGAGAAGCAGTACATTGAGTATAAACAATTAGCATATAAATATCCTTATGAAGTTTTGTCATGGGAGTTTGAACAACATCGTAGAAATAATGTTTTTAGATTACAAGCTCGTGACTTTAGATTAATTCATCCTCTTGAAATTTGGGACATTCCTGCTCAATTGAATGACATTTGTCCGGAATGGAACACGCATGCTCAGTGGATAAGAACTTATTTTTTATCAAAAAATGAAATTGAAAGTTTGCAAAGAGAAATTGATGAAAATTTTGAAGATGATTTGGTTAGAAATACTGATTTGGTTCTATCTGATGACTCAAATTCATATTCTGATGATGAAATTTGGATGTATGATGGTAAACGTCTAGTTTTTGATAAAGTGAAAGATAAATTTAAATTAGTTAATTTTAAAAATGATGATGTTCCATTACATATTGACCAGCAAATGCATACAATATTTTTTAAATATCATGATCAATATGCTAAATTTTTAGATGCTATTTATCAACTTGAAATGTACGATGGACTTTCTGATTTATTTGAACTTGACGAGACAGATCAACGTTTTATTAGAAGTGTTTTTGGTTTTTATTATTTAGTTACTGAAAATTATGTAATAATCGGTAATATTGTTTTTAACCGGAAAAATTCACAGTATTTTCAATATTATGATGGAATTCGCAATTATGTTCAAACTATTGATGAATTAACCAATTTTATTTACTATGGTGAAATAGTGAATATTTGGGTTGCCGGAATTTTACATAATGAGTTGCTTCGAAATGGTAATCGTTTAAAATTTATTGAAGCAAGGAATAATCATAAAAACACAGGTGGTGTTTTTAGAATTATTCCTTTAGAACCAGAGAAACGTCGTTTTTTCATAAATATGGAAGACTTCCATCCTGGTCAAGTCCATGAAGCTCTGTATTGAGCATTACAAATCTCAGGTTGAGAAAAAGCAATTGCTTTCCTGAGTAGTGTGGTATACCACTGATAGTATACAAATTTAGTATTAAGTAGTTTAACACTTAATAATTTTTCTTTTCTTTTTGAAACGAATT